AGACGGGTGCACAACGGCCAGCAACTCTCCACGTGCAAGGTGGTGTCCGGGCGTGTAGCTGCATGCGTAAACGCATTCTTCTTTGTGCTCATCTCGCTGGGGCCATACGTAATCGTAGATGCGCACAGGCTCCTGCTGTGCTGGCTGCTCTGCCAGTGCTTCTCGCAGGGCGGTGATGGCTTCTTTTCGTTTGGGTACAGTTCTCTGTGATGTGAACCCCCACTCATCGCCAATATCTTCCAACGCCTCCAGCGCCAGCTTCATTGCTTCGCGGCTCATGATTGCTCCAATCCCAACTCGGCACACAAATCGCGCGACAGGAATTCACTCGCGTCACAGTCATAGTTGCGGATGTTGCCCTGATCAAAGTGGTATTCCCACAAAGCCGCCTCCAAGTCATAGGACATCGCCCCGCCGTCCGCGAACACCTGCACATCCGCCGCGTGCCGCTCCAAAAGCTCCTTCATCGTCATCAACATGTCAGTAATCCTTCGAATCAATGAATCGGTCAATGTCAAAGTCGTCCTGCGCGTCCTGAGCAAGGTCCTCCGCCTGGCCATACACCCACTGGTTGATCTCCTCCACAATCGAATCATGCAAAGCCGAGGCCAAATCCACCTGCGACCCCGGCAAATACGCATGCATCAAGGTGAACACCGCCGGATAAGCAGGCTCGAATGCCGAACCGCGCTCCGCTGGCTCATATTCAAACCAACACGTCAACACACAGTTGAGCTCCGCACAGTCGTACTCAAACGACATCAAACCCTCTTTTGAATGATCAGGGGTGCTCATACGAAATTCCTTAAAAAACCAAAAAGACGGGAGGCCACAGGACCACGGCCCTTGGACCGGGACAACAAAGCAGTCTGCAAGTTGTATGCATCGCGGCTCGCGGACCACGGCTGGGTCGGGACATAAAACAGGCCAATCTTGACCTTGCCAGTGTCGTAGGGAGGCACAGAACGGCCTACAAGGGGTTTAGTGGGTTGCATGCGGGGTAGCCTCCTCCAAGGACAAAAAGGCGGCCTCTGAGCCCTCCATGAAGGCCTCACGGGGCAAACCGATTGATCTGGCCAGAACAGCCGAGGCCAACATCAGGGTGGTCATGGCCAACATGGGGTTTTCCACCTTGCTGGTCAGGTGTGCCAACAGATCAGTGGCCAAGGTGGCCGAATCGCGGACCACGGCCCGAATCTCATCATCAAGTACGCTCATTGCTCTATCCTTTCTAAAGTTGCAGGGAGTGTAGGCGAATTATAAGCGGTACTGTGTTTGTAGGGCAAGTACGGAAAGTGGTTTATTTTGTAGGGGTAAACCCGGAGAGAGGACCGTGGACCGGGGATTTTGGGGTGTTTTGTAAGTTGCGAGTAAGGCTATATAGACTTCTGGCAGAAAAAAAAGAGTTGAAAATTGAAGTGACTGGTAAAACTAGCTTTTTGACGTAATAGACGTTATAGTCAGAGGAGAGAGTGGTCATTACGGTGAAAAATATTGGTGTACAGGGATGAAAGTAGAGTAATTTTCAGGGGAGATCCGCGAGTTGCTTTTTGAAATTTTTTTTTCATGAAATAGTACGTAGACCCCTATAGGAGGACACATGGTTCCAGATCACATCCTGTTCCCGGCCACTGGCGTAAGGTTTCGATACCCGTTTGCCACCATGGCCGTGGGCGACTATTTCTTGGTCACGATCCAAGAGGTGGCCAAGAGCGCATACAACTCTGCCCGGCATCATGGCAAGGTCAACCCTGGCCGCAAGTACGAAAAGCTCAGGGTCCCCGGAGAGGGCTGGAAGATCATTCGAGTTGCCTGAGTCTGCTGCACCTGATACACTTGGTTCAATGGGTTACAGGAGCGAACAGATGTTTCAAATTGAGTCAGGGGTTGAGATGCCCATGGGGCGCACGAAGTACCCCTTTGGCGACATGCAGCCGGGGGATTCGATCCGCTTTGGAAACGAGAAGCAGGCCAACAGCGCCCGGGTCTCAGCATTGCGCTTTGTCCGGTCGCATGCCCCTGACTGGTCGTTCCAGTTGCGCCGCGTGGACAACGGCTGGCGACTGTGGAGGATTGCCTGATGCCTAAGCGGGACGTGTACAACGTGCCCCCTGTCATCGGGGACAAGGCTCAGAAGCGCATGGCCAGCGAGGTGGCCCCGCTGCGCCTCCAAAAGACCCTGAAGGCCAAGGAATGGAAGTTTGTCACCGAGCTGGTGAGCGGCGATGGCCGGGTGACCATGAAGGAAGCCGCCATCCGGGCAGGGTATAAGGTGGGCAGCGCCTCTGTCATGGCGTGGAAACTGACAAACCCTGCGATCAACCCTCACGTGGTCTCCGCGATCCAAGCCTACCGGGCAGAGCTCAACAGCAAGTACAACACCTCATACGAGCGGCACATGCGGGACTTGCAGACCATCAGGGACAAAGCCCTTGAGGCCGGGGCATATGCTGCTGCGGTGCAGGCCGAGTACCGCCGGGGGCAAGCCCTGGGGTCGATCTACATTGACCGCAAAGAGATCAGGCACGGCACAATCGACAGCATGAGCAAGGAAGAGGTGCAGCGCAAATTGGACGAGCTGAAGGCCTTGTATGGTGGGCCCCCTCCGAGCGCCTTGATTGACGCGAGCACCGGCATGGTGATTGAAAGCATTGACCGTGAAAAAGACCCCGCTTTTGTCTCTCCGGTGGCAGAACCTGCGCCCGATATCTTTGAACGGGACAACGATTTGGGACCCGACGATGACAACGCCTGAAGCCGCTTTTGCCAATCGCGTGCGCGATGGGCTTCGCCCTTTGGGCTTGGACACCGAGCGGATTGAGAACCGGGTCAACTTGGGCGTGTCCGACATGCTGGTAGGAGCCGGGGACCGGTTTGTTTCTATCGAGCTGAAAGCCGTCTCGCGGGGGTTGAAGGTCGCGCTTCGCCCCCACCAAATTGCTTTCCTGACGCGCCATGCTGTCCGGGGTCGCCCCTGTTACGTGCTGGTGCACCAGATCAGCACCGTGGTTCGCCCCGGTCGGATTGCTTTGTACCATGGCCGCCAAGCCATTGAACTGGCAGAACAAGGGCTTCGCCTTGAGCCCATGGCCGCATGGCCTAGCCGGGGCATGCCATGGGAAGAGCTGGCCGACATATTATCCGGGAAATCCCTGATAAAATAATTTGCACCGCTGTTAATTTGTGGTTATGATAGCGGCACCGGAACAAGACCGGCAACCAAGAAAGGATAGAGAAAATGGACCTGACCGAATACGACGGTGTCGAGATGCACCCTGTAGCGCGTGAGATGCGGGACGGCATGGAGCTGTTCGAACAATGCGAGCGGGATTCGCCCGATTTGCACTGCTGGAGTGTTTACCTGCACATGAAAGAGGGCGGGATTTCCTGTATCGCCGATTGCCCGACTGAGGAAATCGCCTTATTTGTTGCTGACGCTGTTGAGGCCCAATTAAAATAATTTGTCCCGCTGTTATTTTCCCGCTACAATAGCGGCACCGGATAACCCGGCAACCAAGAAAGGATAGAGAAAATGCTCAAGACTGTCGCCGTATCGGCAAACCGCAAAACTGGCCCGATTGCTGTCACTTATCGCAGTGGCGAACACGAGACTTATGGCACGTGCCCGACATCATGCAAATTGCACCCGAAGAGCGAGACCGGCACCGCACTGGTGGATTCGGAATACTTGGCCGCTGTTGCTGACGCTGTCCCCCGTGGCGGCATGGCCTGGACTTATTCGCATTTTGCCGCTGAGGCACTGCCGAAACCGGCACCGGGTAAGACTGTTTTTAACGTGTCATGCGATACCATGGCTGACGCTGTCCGCGCTGTTGAATCAGGCCGCCCGGCTGTTTACGCTGCCCCCAAATCCATGGCCGATAGCTTCCCCATGGTGCACCGGGGCGTAAAGTTCGCACAATGCCCGGCGGAGCTGTCCGAGACTTTCACTTGTGCGCAGTGCGGCGGTGGCCGCCCATTGTGTGCCCGGGGAGAGCGGGATTATGTTGTCGTATTTGTGGCCCATGGTAGCGGCGCTAAGCGTGTCGGCACCGACGAAAAAGGCGGCTGTTATGCAGCGAGCGGGCCCACCGCGATACAGTGGCACGGCACCAAAAAAACCGGCCAACAAAATGACCCGCAAACCATTAAACAGTTCGCCCGTTCTCTTCCCATGGGGTCCCTGTTGCGGCATCATGTCGCCGGGGATATTGGCAGGGAGCTTGTTTAATGTTCTTTGCACTGGCTGTATTTATCCTGTTGTGGCTAATAGTTGACCTGTTTAGTGGGGATTAGCCACACTGTTTAATTTGGGTATATAATTCAATCACCGCACTGTCGCGGCAACTGAAAGGATAGAGAAAATGGCACACATGATTGACACCACCACCGGCACCGCCGCTATTGCATTTGCTGGGCAGACCCCATGGCACGGACTGGGGCAAGCCCTGACTCCTGATGCATCAATCGAGACATGGACACGTGAAGCCGGTCTCAATTACACCGTGAACGAATCCCCCGTTCTGTTTCAAACTGACGCGGCCACAATGCCCGAAGAGTTCAAGGGCCGTAAAGTGTTGCACCGCTCAGATACCGGCGGGGCTTTGGCCGTAGTGTCTGACGGTTACCGCGTGGTACAGCCCTCTGACGTCATGGGCTTTTTTGGCAAACTGGTGGAGCTGGGCGGGTTTCAAATGGAGACCGCCGGAGTGCTGAGCCATGGCCGCCGGGTTTGGGCACTGGCTAAAGTGAATCAAGGTGCTGACGTTATCGAGGGGGACACCGTGCGGCCTTATGTCTTGCTTGGCACCAGTTACGACGGCACCATGGCAACAGTGGCGAAATTCACCAGTATCCGCGTGGTTTGCAATAACACAATCACCGCCGCGTTAGGCCGTGAGCATGGCGGCACCGTGCGGGTGTTGCATTCTGAGCGCTTCAACCCCGACGCTGTCCGCATGGAACTGGGCATTGTGGGGGACAACTGGGAGCGCTTCCTTGTGCAGTCTCGCAAACTGGCCGGGGAGACCATGGGGAGCGCTGACGCTGATGCTTTTGTGACGGCACTGCTTGAGCCCTTCCACAATAGCCGCATGGACCTGAACGAAACCCGGGGATACAAGCGAATCATGGACCTGTTTAATGGTCAAGCAATTGGCGCAGATATCCCGGGCGTGGCCGGTACTCGCTGGGCCATGCTGAACGCTGTCACCGAACTGGTGGACCATGAGCGGGGCCGTAGCACGAATACCCGCATGGAGTCCGCGTGGTTTGGCACTGGTGCAGCGCTTAAAAATAAGGCGCTGGAACTGCTGTCAGTTAACTGATTGAGAATCGTTCGCATATCCGGCCTGCCTCATTGGGCCGGATATATCAAAACGGCATAACTGCCCGGTTAGCTTTGGTATAGCTAAACTAGGCCCCCGGTCCCTGCCTCTTACGCCCTGAAACGTGGCGCGCGGTGCGCGGAGCGCGCGCCCGGGCCCCGTGAAAACGGGGCCCGGGCCTAGGGTTTGTCCTGATGTTGCGCGCTTTGTTTTCGCCGTGCTATAATAGCGGCACTGGTGCGGGGGTCCCCGCACCGGGTAACCAGAAAGGATAGAGAAATGTCTTGCTTTGTTGTCCCTGATTTCCATATTGACGCGCTCGTATCGTGGGCCGTGGCAAATGGTGCCGCGGCTTTTATTGACGGCCTGACCCCGCGGGAGCTGGCCGCGGAGCTGCACCTCGCCAATTGCGCCGCGTACCGTGAGCGGTACGGGGAAGATGCGGGGGAGGGCTACACATTCACCATGCGCCCCGAGGTGCACGCCCTGCCCGCCGTGCAGATACTCAAGGCCTGTAACTGCTTTGACTATCAGGCTAGCGACTGGTCCAAGTATCAGGGGAGCACGGCGCAGCGCGCCGTGGAGCGCATCCGGGATCACGCTATTGTCTATGTCCCCGGGTATCGGGCCGCCGCGTGGACACTCGAAGAGGTGACAGCATGAGACTAGATTTCTACGAAGACCCCGGGCACGGCTGGCTGGCCGTGCCGCTCGAACTGCTGGACCGCCTGGACTTGCTGGATCAGGTCAGCCGCTACAGCTACATGCGCGGGGGACTCGCGCACCTCGAAGAGGATTGCGACTATTCGCTATTCTGGGCCGCCGCCCAGCGCGCGGGGCTGGAGCTGCAGGTGCGCACAAGGCGCACGGACAACAGGTCAAGGATCAGGAACTATTGTCAATTCCACCCGGGCGTGGCCCGGGTTTGGATAAATAATGCACGGACTGCAAAAGCCGTGTTATAATAGTGCCACTGGGTCCAGCCGGACCCAGTCAACCCAGAAAGGATAGAGAAATGACAAACCCATTTGCACAGCATCAATCAGCACTGTTCGCCGAGCGCGAGTCAATCGATGAAGCCCTGAACTATGCGCATGAGGTACTGGGCGCACTGGTGGGCAGCGACCGCGCTGCCGCCATGACTGCAGTCATGGTACTGGTCAACACTGCCGCGAAAGTTTGGCCAGCACCTGCCCAGCCGGACCCCGCCCGGGCACTGCTCGCGGACATGGTCCGCGAACTGGTTGACGCGCGCATCCAAGAAACCACCACGGACCTCGAGGAACAAATCGAGGATGGCATCCGGTCATGGATGAACAATAATCTAGAGGACCATGTCAGCAACGAAATAGGCGACTACATCAGAAACAACGTCACAGTCAGCATCGATACGATTTAATTTGACACGGGGCCCAAGCCCCGTGTTATAATAGTCCCACTGTGTCAGCCGACACAGTACAACCCTAGAAAGGATAGAGAAATGACCAAAGTTATCAGCATCAACGGATCACGCTTCGCACTGCCCGAGGGCATGGCCGCAAAAGATGTCCAGGCACTGGCCGGGTTTCTGGTGACACTGACACCAGTCAGCACCGAATACGACTATGACACCAGCGACTACATGGCCCACTTGGCCAGTCAGGGCACTGAGGTCCGAGTCGATACGGTCGAGCTGGTCGAGCGTGCAGCAGCGAAGAAGCAGCACGAGGAAAGCTATGCACGCTACCGCGCCAAGCGCGATGCCGAGGCAGCAGCCTAAGTGATAGGGGCCTAGGCCCCTATCACAGGGCCCTTACCCATGGCTTACGCGCGCAGCGCGTAAGCCTTTTCCCTTTATTTTTTCCCTCTAATGGTGGTGGCGGGGGTGGGTGGGCCCGCATACCTCTACGTGTGACATATAGGTTTGACTCTTAGACAAGGGGGAGGGCCATAAACAACCCGTCATCAATAGAGACCAGGCTTACCTCGATTTCATCCCCACAAATAGCCTTGAGGACCTGGACCCCCACCCCCATAAACAGGCCCCCTTGTTTGCAGAAACCGAAACCGCGGTTAATATGCAAAAAATCTAAAACCTGGCCCCTCTATGCAACCTTCAATCCCCAAAGACGCCGAAGAAGAAATGATGCGCCTCGAGCTCCGGCTCCAGTTGCTCGCGGCGCACGAAAAGGCCACCTCGCACTTCCTCGACTTCTGCAAGTACGTGTGGCCCGAAATGTTGGTCGGGGAGCACCACAAGATCATTGCCAAAGCCCTGGACCGCGTTGTCAGTGGCGATTGCAAACGTCTGATGATCGCGATGCCGCCACGGCACGGTAAATCCCAGATGGGCAGCTATCTGTTCCCGGCCTACATCATGGGCAAGAAGCCTGATGCCAAGCTCATCGTCGGCTCGCACACCGCGGACCTCGCTCAGCGCTTCGGGCGCATGATCCGAAACCTCGTGGACGACGAGAAGTACAAGGAGCTCTTCCCTGGCATGACCTTGTCCGTGGACTCCAAGGCTGCTGGCAGGTGGAACACGGCCCAAGGCGGTGAAGCCTTCTTCATCGGTAAGGGCGGTGCGATGACGGGCCGCGGCGGCAACATTGTCATCCTGGACGACATCTTGGACGAACAGGACGCTCTGTCCGAGACTGCGATGGAGAACACCTGGGAGTGGTACACGTCTGGCCCCCGTCAGCGATTGCAGCCAGGCGGCGCGATCATCGTGATCAACACCCGTTGGAAGACAGACGACCTCTCTGGCCGTCTGCTCAAGCAGCAGGGCTATCTCAAGTCTGACCAGTGGGAGGTCTTGGAGTTCCCAGCCATCCTGCCGTCCGGCAACCCGCTCTGGCCAGAGTATTGGCCGATCGACGAACTGGAGAAGGTAAAGGTCTCCATTGGTCTGAAGAAGTGGAACGCCCAGTGGCAGCAGCAGCCCACGAACGACGAGGGTGCGGTCTTGAAGCGCAACTGGTGGCGCAAGTGGACCAATCCTGAACCACCTCAGTGTGACTACATCCTGCAGACCATGGACACGGCGTACTCCAAGAAGGAGACCGCTGACTTCTCCGTGATCGCAACGTGGGGCGTGTTCACCCCTGACTTTGACTCGGGCCCCAACCTCATCTTGCTCAATGTGCGAAAGGGCCGTTGGGATTTCCCGGAGCTCAAACGTGTGGCCAAGGACGAGTACCAGTATTGGAAGCCAGACAACGTCTTGATCGAGGCCAAGGCCACCGGCACGCCGCTCCAGCAGGAACTGCGGCGCATCGGTGTGCCCGTCACCATGTTCTCCCCGGGCGGTCGCCGCCAGAACCAGGACAAGCTCAGCCGAGCCAACGCTGTTGCTCCCATGTTGGAGTCCGGCATGGTTTGGTATCCCGAGGGGATGGAGTGCTGCGAGGACTTGGTTGAGGAATGCGCCGCGTTCCCCAATGGAAACAACGATGACCAGGTGGACGTAACGACCATGGCTTTGCAGCGCTTCCGTCAGGGCAACTTCATTGCTCTGGGCACGGACGACAACGAGGAGTCGGAGCCCCTGACCGGGGATGTTGAGTATTACTGAGGCGTGACCTAAAATGGCGCATCTCCCCTCACGGACCGCGAACCATGGCCCAAGAACTCTCTGACAAAATCCGTGCTGCGGCGCAAGCCAAGGGCATTGATCCTGAAATCGCTTTGCGGATCGCCCGCGCGGAAAGTGCGTTCAAGCCCAGTGCTCAGGCAGGCACTTCCACCGCTGGCGGCCTGTTTCAGGTTGTTGATCGCACGTGGAAGGAGTTCGGCGGCGCGCCGGGCAAGAAGTACGATGCGGACGAGAACATCCGGGTGGGCACGGACATCATTGCCAAGAACACCCAGACGCTCAAGGGATTCCTGAACCGCGATCCACGGCCCGCGGAAGTCTATGCGGCTCACTACTTCGGCCCCTCTGGCGCAAAGAACTTCCTGACCGCCGAGCCCGGCACGCCGATGGAGTCCATCTTCTCCAAGGACGTGATCAAGGCCAACCCCAACCTTAAAGGCAAGACCACTGACCAGGTCATGGCTTCTTTGGAAAAGAAGATGGGCGGCAAGCCAGCCCCTGTTGTTTCACGTGAAACACCCACGGTAGCGCCCAAGGAAAAGCTCCCTCCTTCTTTGCCTCCGATGGCAGCTACCGAGGAATCCTCGGCACCTCCATCCAAGATGGCGGACCTCGGTCCAAGCTACCAGGCCGCTCTTGCTCTGTCGTTCTTGGCGGACACGGACGAGAAGGAAGATCGGGACATTGACCGCG